CCAGCAAACTTCGCAGATTGCTAAAGATTTATTTGCACCGAAGAGCCTTCCAGTACCGGCACGGGGATCATAGACACCCGAACCTTGATAAAGACCGGAAGCAGTATTGGCACCAAAAGTTCTTGTGGTGAACAATTTCCAGGTCGTGGCGCTAGGAAGAGCAGCCAAACTGCTGCTATTAAAGATATTTACAGAATTAGTGCTTCCGTTAGGAATCCGACTGGCTGCTCCAAGAATAGAACAACCAAACTGACCGGATACTACAGTACCGTCGTCACGTAGTCCTGCGCCAACAGCGGGAATCAGTGTAACTTGAGGAGTTGCACTGCCACCGGCGACACCAGAGCTAACAAGGTCCCCACCATCGACACGTAAAGACGCACGATAGACATACCCAGACGCAGGAACGATAATACCATTCGTGATGTCAGCACGGATATCCTTGTGGAAATCAGGTGACGGAATGATAACGTTAGCGTTGAGGAAGGGTTGCTGAGCACTGTTTGAACCCGAACCATAAGGAAGGGTGTAGTACTCAAGTTGATTATTCGTTCCAAGAGCTTGATAGCTCAAGTCGACATAACCGATTGCTTGTTGAGCAATCCAACCAGGACGGAAAACAACACCAACAGGACCGCCCACGGGCTGGTTGGTCAGGTTGGTTGAAACACCGTTCGCATCGTCATACTGAACGGTTTTTTCTTCGTGCCAATAACGAAGAACGTTGGTGTAGTTACCAGGATAAATCTTGGAAACTGACAGTTGATTAGTAGCGATAGCCATGTTTAGTTACCTCCTCAAGCGTCGAAAGAGTAGGCAACAGTAACGAAATCAGCGTTCAGAAGTTCGAAACCTGCGTACAGGCTCCAAATCATCATGATGAAACGACTGAAGTCATCATTGTTGTTCAGCAACACTTGGGCGTTGTTACCGCCAATGCCAACTCCTGAGGATTGAGGTCCGAAGAAGATGCCAATTGCAGAGTTGTACGCTTTGCTGTTACTTGCGATTGTCGCAGTTTGTGTCTGTGTAGGCATGTTGGTGCTTTCGAAGAAGCGCACACCCTCAAACACAAATCCTGTGGGCATAATTGGTTCGCCAGCCACAAAAGTGGCTTGCCCAAAGCCCTGACCCATGTACAGCGCAGCGTTAGGCTGCATACCGGACATAAGTGGGTTGATTTGACCATTGCCAGGATAACGAGCAACTTCACGGAAGTCACTGTTCTGACGCAGGTGCATCAAGAAGGTAGGATCGCAAACACAGCGATAGAAACCATCTTGGAAAGTAGGAGTGTTCCTCTTACGCAGGCTCTTCACCACGCGCAATAGGTCATCCTTAATGTCGAACTTGGCTTGTTCGGCGTTGGTGTAGGTAAGACCACCAACAGTCAGATCGCCAGGGAAATAGTAACCGCCGGACGAATCAGAAGACTGACCTTTAGAAACAGCTTTCAGGAGTTCGTTAATGAACACCCGATCGCGCCAACGACGATAATCGTCGAGCAGGGTCAGGCTACCAATAGATTGGTGAAAGGTTGTGAGGTTGCCTGTGTCTAGTAAAAGACGCTGGGCAGTGATCAGAGTCTCGCGAGCAATTTTGAAAGTGCTTGGCTGAGTTGGATCACCAGGATCGGCGGGTCCGGTGTACTCCTTCAGAGTCACCTGCACCTTGTCCTTTACAATGTTGCGACTGTTTGCAGTACCGATGGTCTGTTCGGCAGTGCGCTCGCGAGATTCTTTGGAGCCGGGGTTACCGAAGAAACGGTAACGGTCAAGCTGCACAGTCTGTCCTGGCTGCTTACTGAAGTCATGTACCACCACTGGTTCCGCAGCCATCTCAACGATGTATGCAGGGTGAGGACGGTACAGCTCGGCACCAAGAATCTTCGGAAAATCATTATCGATAAACATCGATAAATTCTCGAAGAAACTACAAGATCAATATTAACTCCATATTGTATTAATAGGACAGAAAACTTGTCGCAGTTTTAGTGGTTAACCAATTTTTCTAATTGTGTTACGAATGCCTTCACCCAGCACACCATACACTGACCCATAATTTGGCACATATCGCGTAGATTTACCTCGATACTGAGAGCGAACAACTACTCCCATTTGACCAGGTAAATTACTTCGACTAGCCTCAGTAAAAACTTGACAATATACAGGGGGACTATAAACCCACGCGGCGCGAGAACCTGAATCGTCATTAGTGGGGTTGGTAAGTGCTGGGTACCGTACACGCTGATAAGTACCCGGACCACCTGTGCTTCCTTCTCCTACAAACTCACCTAAGTCAGCGTCGTATCTGTAAGGTTCATTGCTACTTGGCGTATTGAAAGGAGAATAAGCTTGGTTGTCAGGGACGCCTGCCCCAAACCAGGTATAGGCGCCAAAGTCCCTTAAGCCAGGTTGAGGCCCAAGAGCAGTTTGAACATTTCGACCGGCAACACTGTATCGTCCTTGCGCCCGAAATCCTACGTAAGTATCAAGTAACCCTGAAGCGTGTGGCAACGAGTTTTCGTAATTTGTCCAGTAGCCAGAGACAGCAGGAGGTACGGCTCGCCACTCCGTATTTAAGTAGCCACTAATGTTTACAGGTCCTACAGGAATGCGGCCAAAATCTGCACCCTCAAAATTAACACCAAACCAATTCTGCTGAACTCCGTTAGGAAGAATATAACCGCTAGAAACGAGTTTATACGTGTTAGTTAAGTTTTGGTTATCTCCTGTGCGCTGAGGGCCAGACTGTATTGGATGGTAAAGACTTTTGTCGTACTTCCAGTTTGTTAAAGGAGTGTAAGCCACGAGGGTTATAGCGTATATCTTAATTCTACTCCTCTAGAATTCCGTAAGAAGTTATTTAAGACAATGGTACAGGTCGAAAGAGTTATAACAATTTTTTTTGAAGACCCGGAAGCTTCTATAGCCTGTTTTTCAGGGTCAATAACAGACTCTTTAGTTCACCCACAAAAGAGGTCAAAGTTGTTTGCTTATCTTGTAAAAACAACTGTTGTGGGTTTATTTTTAGCCACATTCGTTAGTCCTGCTTTCCACGAGAAATTTAAACTAACCAAAAATGAAGCAATTGCTGCTTCATTTGTATGCGGCTACGCAGGCATTCGTATATTAAATGCAGCCGAAAAATACTTCGAGTACATGCTTCAAAAGAAAATAGCCAAACTTCAGGTCAACTCAACCGACGTATCAAAATTAGAAGATAGTTCTTCTTGATCCTCACCTGGAATCAGAGCTACAGATCCGGTTATAGAAGGTTGAGTCACTATGACTTCTTTAACTTCTGTCTCAAGACTAGGTTTACGACGCAAGGTTCCGAGAGCTCTCATAATTAATTAGCTGGTGTAGTTACATTAGCAAAAAAAAGCTCCCCTGTTTCCAAGGGAGGCAATTTCAGTATCTAACGTTATTTTAAGCCGCGTCCATAAACAGAAGTTTGCTACGCAAAGCTTCAGGACCCATCTGGTTGAGATAACGCCAAGCGTTCTCAGGGCTACGATTCATAACATCACCAAACGTTTCCCACTGTTGCTGAGGAACAACTCCTTGAGCAGAACCACCAGCGTTAGCAGGGGGAGCAGGCATGTCATAGCGAGGCTGATAAGCCTGTGGAGCTACTTGACCCTGATTAGGAGAGTCAATGTCCACGGGGACAACTTCGGTAAAGAAGCGATCGGTGTAGTTAGCTAGGTGATCTGGATCGGTCAGGATGACCTCCATAGCGTTGTGACGCAATGTGAGGTTGTCCATGCGACCAGCTTGGTCCATCAGCATATCCTCAAGAGCACATGAGTACTGATTGAGAATCCCAGGCGCCTCAATACCGAAGTGATTAACTACGGCGTGAGTTGCGGGGCTTAGACCGTGTAGGCCGTTTGACTGGCCCGTAGAAGTCGGCGAGGAACTCTGGGTTTGTGAGACGTTGGTAGGTAAGGTCTGCGCTACCTGCTGTGCCTGGTAAGCCCAAGGTTGGACCTGTGAACTCAGATTGCTCTGTTGAGTAGCCTGCTGCTGAGCCGCCAGGTAAGGCGACGGTTGAGCCTGGCTGGGGGACGACGGCGAGTTGATCTGAGTAAGCACCCGCTCCAGCGAACCCATCGCTGCTTCCCACGGATTGTTGGGGGAAGACTGAGACGTTAACTGGTTGAACTGGCTGTTGGTAGTAAGGCCCGTAACCGGTATTCCCGGCGACGGCTGTTGGACTGTAGCTGCCGAAGCTACCACCGGGGTAGAGGCTTGGGCTACCCACTGGGGGTAGGCGGTTGAGCCCTGGTCCGAGGCTATTGCCTGGGAGACCGGGCTCGGGGTCGAAGCTTGGATCTGCTGGCTCATAGCTACCCGAATAGGTTAGTTCTTCCGCGAGATGGTCGAAAGTTCTGTAAATTAGCGGAGTGATATTAAGTCTCGGATCAGACGCAAGTGGCTGGTTAGGCGCAAGCGGATGAGGAGACTGCAACATCTGTTGTAATAATACCAGAAATTGTTGCATAGCAGACTGAGTTTGTTGAACCATTCGGAAAGGAAATCCTTTCAACATTTCGGCTCGCTCAGAATCAGTCTTCTCCGGAAATAAGAACTTTAGAGCTTCTATGCTATCAACACCAAGCTCTTGTAAGTTGCGAACAACAATTGATTTTTGGTTAACATCGTATGCGGTGTCCTCATATACATCACCTTGATACCTGTAAGTAACTGTACGGTCCCCATCTTCAGGTAACCCTATAACTCCACGTGGCACTTTATTCTCAGACAAAGCTGCACGCATCACCTGGTCTAACTTTGATTCGAACTTAAATGTTGCACCTTGATACTTTTCAACAGTTTCAGCTTCCTGGTCGGCAGGAGGCTTAGGTTCTTTTAAACCAGAAGCCGCAATAAAAGACTCTCTAAAAATTAATTCTTGGTGATAAACCATCATCTCCAGGAGACGATTAAAGCCGTAAACAAGAAATGATTTATTTTTTCTTAACGCCGTGGCTTGGGCCCGACCCATTAAACCTTTAATTTCGGTTGCAGTAGCACCAGCGGAAATTGAAATTTCATCAACACCACCAAGTGCCGTACGGATTTCTTCCCGCAGTAACAAAAGGTATCTATTCATATCCCCGTTTACGGGGTCGGGCGTCATATAGCCCACGCGGTCAGAAGGCTCTACGTTCGCAATAATCCGTGGTACACGTAGCCCACCACCCATCGAAGCGCCAAAAGGTTCACTTACACGAGTCGAAGGACTATCAATTCCAGCAAAACCACTCTGGCTACTGATAGTTGGTCTAAACGTGGACTGACTATCTCCAGCTTCGACAAGATCACTACGAGGACGGGAACTAATTAACGTTGGGTTACCAAAAAATTCAATATTTTTAGCAATATTCCTTGAAAGT